ATGGATCAGGAGCGCAGTAGCTTCATTGATCGCTGGCGGGACATTGCCAAGTTCACGATGCCTAAGCTGCCTCGTTTCTATGTGACCGGGAATGAGTCTCGTGGTCAGAAAGATACCCGTCAGATCGTTGACCTGACTGGCACTTTGGCCCTTAGAACGTGCGTTTCCGGTTTCATGGCTCATATCACCAATCCTTCACGGCAATGGTTCAAGCTCCAGAAGATGGTTCCCAGCCTTGAGGAAATGCATGATCTTGACGAGTGGACCGATAGCTCCACTGAAATCATCAACGATGTGATGATCCGGTCCAATCAATACACTGAGCTTCGGAAGCTGTTTACAAGCTACATCAATTTCGGCACCGCTGCCATGATTATCCTTGAAGACGACGAGGATGTCATGCGCTGTGAGACTTTCAGCATTGGCACCTATTGGATTGGCACGAATCACAAGCGCAAGGTTGACGAGTTCCTTCGTAATCCTGTGATGACGGTGCGCCAGCTTGTGGACAAGTTTGGCCTTGAGAAAGTCTCTGAAGCGACCAAGACAGCGTACAAGAACAAGCAGTTCCAGAACAAGGTCGAGGTCCTTCATTGGATCGGACCTAACAAGATGTACAATGCTGGTCGTCTTGAAAGCAAGTTCAAGAAGTTCCGTGAGATTTACATTGAATCTGGCGCGGTTGGCTCTCCTGGTAATTTCGGTAAATACTATCCCGGCGGCAATAGCGGCAACATCCTACTTGAGTCCGGTTATGACGAATTCCCAGTGGTGGCCCCTCGCTGGGATTGCGATGGCGAGGATAGCTACGGGGTGAACTACCCTGGCGATATGGCGCTTCCTCTCATCAAGCGTCTCCAGCAGGAAGTGAAGGCCAAGGCTAAGGGCATTGAAAAGCAGGTTGATCCTCCGCTGAATGTGCCCGAGCATGCCCGCCGCAATACGATTGTTCAGGACCCGAAGGGATTGAACTTCGTTGATATGCGGACTGGCAGCGATGGCATCAAGCCGATGTATCAGGTCAACTTTGACATCAGCGGAATCTCACAGGACATTGCCGAGCTTCAGAAGATGATCCGCATGACCTATTACGAGCATCTGTTTATGATGCTGGCCAATGAGCGTCGCAGCGGGACCAAGGCGGCTGAGATTCAGATGCTTGAGGACGAGAAGTTCAGCGCCATCGGCCCTGTGCTCCAGCAGTTGAACGATGAGCTTCTGGACCCGCTGGTGAACCGTGTGTTCAATATCTGCCTGAAGAAGGGCTTGCTGCCGCCTCCCCCTGCTGATGCTCAGGGTCAGGACATCAAGGTTGATTATATCAGCCCGATGGCGCAGGCGCAGAAGATGGTTGGCATCCAGGGTCAGGATCGTGTACGCGCCATGGTTGGCGAGGTTGCCCAGTTCAATCCCGAAGCTGCCGACCTGTGGGATTGGGATGATGACATCCGCGTGTACGCCAAACGGGTCGGTATTGACGCCACCCTCATCAAGTCTTCGGATGAGGTTGCGCAGATCCGCCAGCAGCGTGCTGAGGCGCAGGCACAACGGCAACAGCTTGCCGTTCAGCAGACTCAGGCCAACATTGCCGAGACTTTATCCAAGGCGAAGACCAGTGAGGATAACGCCTTGACCCAGCTTATGAATCAGCAAAGGGTTGCGCCTTGACCAAGAGCCAGAAGAAAATCTCCCAGGAAACCAAGGACCTGGGGGATGTGCTTTCCTCTGTAGCCGGGCGTCGGTTTATCAAGCGGCTGCTGGACGGCGCTCAGTTGGATTCTACCGGCTTTGACCGCGATCCGGTCGTCAACGCTTTCAACCAGGGTGCCCGTCACATGGGCATGGCCCTCAAGCGTGAGCTGAAAGAGGATCACTGGGACCATTACCTACTCATGCAGCGGGAATCCCGCCGTGACGATGAGGAGCAGGAGTTGCAGCCCCAGGACCCCACGGTGCAAGATTTCTCTTGATCTGTGTGAGACAGTTAGTAAGAGGATGTTAACTTATGAGTGAACCTACTACTTCCGCAACCGCTGCCCCTGAAGGCAAGCCTACGATTACCTCTCCCCCTAAGGAGACGGTTACGAGCGCTGCTCCTGATGCGGCAAAAGAGCCTACAAAAACCGCAAAACCTGCGGCAAAAGAGCCGGTTAAGGAAGCCGCCAAGGAAGTCAATTATGACGACCTGAAGGTGCCCGATAACACCGACGTCAAGAGCCTGAAGCAGTACAAGGAATGGGCTAAGGGGCTGGGCTTGAATCTGGATCAGGCGCAGAAGCTGTACGACATCCAGCGTACTGGGCAGGAGACTGCCAACAAGGCTCAGGCGGAAGCCATCAAGAAGCAGATGGATGATAACATCGCTGCCCTTGAGGCTGACCCTAAGCTGGGTGGCGAGAACTACGACAAGACCATCATCACCGCCCGGCGCGGTCTGAATGCGTTGATTGAGAAGAAGATCGTCAACGATGGTTTTGTGTCCATGCTGGAGAAGACCGGCCTGCATGTGAATCCTGATATGGTCAAGATTCTTCACTATCTTGGTCAGATGTCCTCTGAATCCAAGGAAGTGATTGGCGGAAGTTCTACTTCCGAGCCTGCTAAATCTGATTGGCAGAGGCAGGTTGAAGCGTTCGCTCCACCTAAGAAAGCCTAACGAAAGGAACTAACCTATGGCTACCTTGGATGCTAACCACCTTACGATGGGCGACTATGCCCGCCGTCAGGATAAGTCCGGCTCTATTCCGGTCATTGCTGAACTGCTGGATAAGCAGCAGGATTTTGTCTCCCGTTTTACCTGGACTCCTGCGAATGAGGGTCACGAGCACCGCTCGCTGTTCCGCACTTCGCTTCCGACCGTGGATCGCCTTAGCCCGAACAACGGCTATCCTCTGTCGAAGTCTGAGGCTACCCCTGTCATCGATACCTGCACCGCCATCGGCGTTGCGATGGAAGTTGACAAGCGTGTTGCTGATTCGTATGGCGAACCCGGCGAGCTGATGGCGAGCGAGGGTCACGCCTTCGTGGAGGCCATGTCGCAGAAGTGCGCTTACGACCTGCTCTACGGCAGCCGCTCGACTGACAAGGATAACATCGACGGTCTGTTTACCCGGTATAATGCCAGCACCGGCAATATCGGTCGGCAGGTCATTAAGGGCGGCGGTTCTGGTTCGGACAATACGTCGATCTTCTTCGGCGTGCTTGGCCCGCAGACCATCCATGGCATCTACCCCAAGGGCATGCAGATGGGCCTGAAGTACGACAAGCGTGGCGAGCAGACCGTTACCCTGTCGAACGGCAATCGCCAGATCGTCTATCAGGACTTCTTCACCTGGGACTTCGGCCTTGTGGTCAAGAACACTGGTGCTGGCTGCCGTATCTGCAACATCGACGTCAGCGACCTGTCGGGCGGCACCGCTGCTGACCTGTACCTCCTGATGACCCAGGCGTATCATCGTGTGATGAAGTTCAAGAACATGGGCAAGGCGGTGTGTCTGATGAACCCGACCGTGTACCAGTGGCTTGATGTCCAGAGCCGTACCGATCAGGCTTATACCCTGACCCGCGAGACGGTTGAGGGTCGTGAAGTCACCAGCTTCCGTGGGTTTGAGATTCTGCCTACGGATACCCTGGCGAACAATGAAGCGACCATTGCGTAATCCATAACCCATAACAACACAACCAACGAAAGGAACATTTTATGGCTTGGAGGGATACTTTTGATACGTTCTCTAATAACGTGGCCGTTACGACCACGACTATTAGCGACGTGAAGGTGATTTCGCAGGGCTATACTGGTGTGAGCCAGAGCAATGCGGTCACTGATGTCGGTCAGACTGGCACTCCCCTTTACTGGGTCGTGCAGGTCGAGGAGGCTGCTACGGCTGCTGGCGCGGCTACTGTGACCTTCTCGTTGGAGTCGGATAGCACCGCTAATCTGGCTACCAGCCCGACGGTTCATGTGACCACCGCCGCCATTGGCAAGGCCACCCTGGTTGTTGGCTACAAGTTCGCCTACCAGCTCCCCCGTGGCAGCTACGAGAAGTACCTTGGCACCCGTTACACGGTCGCCACTGGTCCTCTCACCGCCGGTAAGTTCAGCGCTTACCTGACCAATGCTCTTGATAGCGATATCAAGGTCTACGCTGTCGGCAGCGAGATTGCGTAATGCCTGTGCGTAAAACCCCCGGCGGTGGATACCGCTGGGGGAAGCATGGGAAGGTCTATAAAGGCCGAGGCGCGAGAGCAAGGGCTACGCGCCAAGGCCGGGCGGCTTATGCCGCTGGTTACAAGAAGAAGTGAGCAAAGGGGGTGGTATTCCACCCCCGATGCGTATTAGGAGGATCTATGCCGCTGAATAAGGTAGCCATTTGCAACCTAGCCTTATCGCGGCTTGCCATTGGCAAACGTATTTCCAGCCTGGATGATACCCGTCCTGAAGCTGCGCTTCTGAAGGAAATCTACGACTTCTGCCGTGAGACTGTGTTGCAGGATCGCGTCTGGCCCTTTGCCGTGCGCCATGTGGTCCCTGCCCTGGTAGAGTCTGACCCAACTCCTGAATGGTCGTATAGCTATCGCGTTCCTGCTGAATGTATCCGCCTTGATCGTCTCGTGGAGAACGTGACTGGATCGGCTGGCGACCTTCGCTGGGTCACTGACAGCTACGTTGATCTGCCGCCAAACATTCCATACACCGAAAGCTCTGACGATAGCGGTAGGTTGGTGATGACGAATGAGGAAGATCCGCTTCTTCTCTATACCCATAACATCTCTGATGAGCAGTTGTTCACCCCTATGTTCTCGTCTGCGCTGGCTTGGAAGATTGCTGCGGAAGTCGCTCCTGCGCTTGTCGTGGACGCTGACGGCATCAATCGCGCCATGCAGATGTATGAGCTTGAAATCAGCCGTGCCCACAGCCGCGAACTGCAATCTCTGAACGATACTCCACCTGCCGATTCATCCTTCATCACTGCGGGGTACTGATGCCTAAGTGGAAGCAATTATCCTTCGCAGGGGGAGAATTAGCTCCTGAACTTCATGGCCGAGTTGACACCGTGAAGTATTCAACCGGTCTATCTACATGCCTCAATGCCATTGCCAAGCGTACCGGACCTGTTGAGCGTCGGACTGGAACTCAGTATATCTGTGCGACCAAAGCCACGGACTCCAATATCTCTCTTGTCAAGTTCGTCTACAACAACGATGACACTCTGATACTGGAGTATGGCATTTCCGGCAGCGCTTATATGCGCTTCGTCAAGAATGGTGAGCAGTTGATCGG